GACAAAGAGATTCTTCCTGGAATGGTCATGAAGCATCTCGGCAATAACGTTGTCGATCTTTATGACGGCACAGGCACGCCTTTCGGTCTAGCTTCTGTCTTCTATGCAAGAAAGTTCGGCAATGGCGGCGTCAACCAGCTTGGCCCGAATGACGAGTTCACCGTGATTGTTGGCAGCAACAACACTACTGTTCGCATTTCTAAAGAAGCAATTGCTGCTGATGCTGCTTTCACTTTCCCAGGAACTGGCGTAGCAGTTCCAGTCAATGCTGGTGCTGATGGAAAGCTTACTTCCAATGCTGGTGCTAAAGTTGGCAATCTGCTAGAACTTGATGAAGATTCTATCGTCATTCAGCTTCTAGATCCGTCAGTCATCGTCAACGCTTGATTTTAAGAAAGGCTTATGTCAAAAATCATGACTAATACAGAACACAAGGCTAGACTAGCCAAAGAATATGCTGAACAAGCACAGAAGAAAATTGCTGCAAAGCGAACTCTTACTAAAGACCAGAAGAGAGCCAAGCTAGCTCAGATCTTCCGTGAAGGTGGATCTGCTAAGCTTGCTGAAGCTATGGTTGGCCCGATTTCGATTCGTGTCAATTACGAAGGCATTGCTCGTCAGGCACTAGTAGAAGACATGGTGCCTCAGGGTACTATTCGTGCTTATCCTGTTCTCGATGAGCTTCCTGCAGCTTATGCACTCAACTCTAATGATGGTGAAGTAAGAGTCAGCAGAATTGAAGGCAAGCAGGTAATTCCTCAATATGGTAGAATCGCTGCAGAGTATGAGATCTCTAGAACTGATATCGAGCTTCTTGCTGCTTCTCCTATCGATTATGCTGAGAACATGACTGTCCAGCAGATTGCAAAGCAAGAAGATGCTTTGCTTTATGATGGTCTTGATCTTGCTGTCGATGCTTGGAAAGAATTGCATCCAGGCAATACAGACAATGATGTGACTCTTTCTTCGAATGCGTTCACTCTTGATTCGTTCCTAGATGCACAAGCTCATATCCTAGATCAGCAGGTCAATGTAAAGAACATCATCACCTCTCCTGGTGCAGCTCTTGATATGTACCGCTGGGATCTGACTATTGCAGGTGTATCCTTCAAGGATGACTACTTCGCTGGATACAAGAGAACAACATTCGGTGACTTCAATGTTCTTCAGGCTATTACTGTTCCGAAGGATACTGTATACGTTACTGCTCCATCAGACATGCTCGGAATTTTCTCGACAAGATATGGAATCAGTCAAAATTTGGACCCTACGGCAGTTAGTAACTTTATGCTGAGGGCGATTTACGATGAATTGATTTCTGTTTGCATATTGAACGCGATGGGCGTTGTAAAGATCAAGAAGACTGCTTGATCTTAGCCCTCTAGCTTAAAAAGTCCTGGACATGACTTAAAACTGTCCACTTTTTATGCCTATTTTACGAACTGATTATTTTGATATATAATTAATAATATAACCGGCTCATAAAGAAAGACATAGGCGATGAAATGTTCTGAATGTGGCAAGGAACGTACCCATCTAGCAGACGATGGAATATGCTTCTATTGCAAAAAGAAAATTGAAAAGACATGCAAAGTCTGTGGCAAGCAGTTCTTTTCTAAAAGCAGCCAAGCAGAAACTTGCAATGATTGCAAGGCAATTGCATTATCGAACAAAGACAACAGCACTATATGTAACGTATGCAATAGGCAGTTCAAAAATCATCGTAGTCTTAAGACGCATATGCATTCACATGATCCGAATTGGAAATGCAAACATAGAACTTTTTCAGATGAGACTAGAAGAAGAATGTCTGAAGCAAGAAAAGGCAGGAAGTTTGGACCGATATCTGAAGAGCATAAAGAAGCTATAAGACGAAGCAACATGACTAGAGTAGTTTCTGAAGAGACAAAAGACAAAATTCGTCAAAAAGCTATAGGTCGAAGTCCATCTAGTGAGACTAGAACAAAAATGTCGAAGAACATGGCTGATAGATGGAAAGACACTGAATACAGAGCAGAAATGAGCAAAATAATCAGTAAGAATATGAAAGGAAGAACAGTATCAAAAGATGCTCGAGTTAGAATATCTAAAAAAGCTATAGAACGATGGAAAGACGAAGAGTATCGAAGCAAATGGCAAGCTGGTGTCAATCATAAAGCTAGATCCGAGCATGGTAGACAGTCTCGTAGAAAGAACTGGCCAAAGCAAGTTTGGGAGTTTTGCGACAATAGAGAATACGCTATTTCAGTACTTAAGTCTTTCGATCACAAGCCAACATATGCAGAAGTTAGCAAGAAATTAGGCTTTTACAATCAGTATATAGGAAAAGCAATTCGCAAGTTCGGTCTTATAGATATGATTAGATATTCAGACTATTCAGATTCAGAGCAAGAACGACAAATGTTTGCATTCATAAAGCAAACCCATGCATCTGTAGAAAAGACTAGACATCATATACACGGATTTGAATTGGATGCATTCGTTCCAGAACTGAATGTTGCTTTCGAATATGACGGCATGTTCTGGCATTCAGAAATGAAAGTTGGAAAGACTAAGCAACTGCTAAAGACGAATCTTTGCAATGAAGAGGGAATCAAGCTGATCCATATATTCGAAAATGAATGGGTTACTCAGCAAGACAAAATCAAAGACATCATAAATGAAGCGTTATGCAACAATACTGTCATTAATTTGCAAAATGCTGAAGCAAAGCAAATCGACAATCAAGTTGCTATAGACTTTGCAAATGCAAACAAACTATATGGTGGCAAAGAATGCGTCAATTCTATCGGATTGTTCGTTAACGACGATCTACTTTCTACTATGTCATTTGCAAAGCCTAGACTAAGACGCTTCGATGGCTTAGAGATTGTCAATGATTGCACAGCGATAGGATACACTTCTAAAGATGCATATTCTGTCATGTTAGACAATGCTGTAAGGCTTTTTGACATTAAGCATGCAATTGCATATGCTGATCGTTCAAAGAATGACATTGAAAAATATGAAAGAACGAAAATGCGTTTCGTAAAGAATGTCGAACCATATCATTCTGTCATAGTAGACAATACAAGATTCTCAGACTGCTATTGGTCTTCTAGTGATAGAGATGAAGAGAATTATGCGTATAAAGTGTTCAATTGCGGATATAGCATATATGAAATATGATCGATTCTGACTTAAAACTGCTCATTTTTTATATTCATTTATAGATAAGAATCTAGTATGCCCTCAGATTAACGAAGTTGTTCTCTGTGTATCTATAGTATTAAGTATATATAATTTATAATACTTGAAATTACAAGTCCACAGAGAATAACGTCGTTACATTGTCAAGATAGCATATTCATTCCAAATATACTGAATGGCATCGGATCGACATGACTATGATTTTTGACTTCTTGCAAGTCCATAATGACATCTGATCTGCATTTCAATGGCAAAGCTTCTAATTCTTTCTTGAATCTGATAGCTCCAAACACATTGAATGATACTGGAGATACAGACAATCCGAAGTCTTCAGTTCCGCTATCGAAGAAGCTGTATTTCAATTCGCAAAGACTTTCAACTTCTACATCAAACGCATATTTTACGTAGTCTTTTGACAATTGAATCCAGAATGGAATTCTAACTATTTTGTATCCAAGACCTTCAAGATATTCTGTTCTAGATATATCTGACAAAGCTTTATCGAAGTTCTGATAATGCTTGATACCATCAAATTCCACAATTAGGCTAAGATTTCACATCTAGCATCAGGCCTGAATCTTCTTGTTTTATCAGATCCACGAAGCAGTTGAATGTCTCTTGGTATGACTTCGTCATATACGAATTCGTTATCTGGAAACAGATAATCTAGATAGTCTTTAAGTCTAGTATTGCAGTAATTTGAAAAGCATCTAGCACTTACTTCACGGCAGTATTTCCATTTGCTAGCTATTACTTGCTTTCTTATTTCTTCTAGTTCCATAGCAATTCCTTTCATACTTATAGTTATATTATATAACAAATATGATAAAAAGTAAAATCTTTGTCATCTACTAATCTTTATTAATCTGCATTCTTAAAAACTGCAAGTATGATATAATCATATATATAGGATACAAACTACAAGGAGAAATCATAATGTCAAAACCACTATTTCCTACAGCAAATCGTGGCAGCTTCGAGAATAAGCTTGATGAAAAGTTTAGTGAACTTGAAGCTGGCAGTTCAGTAGATTTGACAGATTACGCAAAAAAGACAGAAGTAACTGGCAATATCGACTTCACAAAGTTGACTACAGCTCAGATAACAGCTTTGAAAGCAGCTATTGCTTAATAATCTATGACTACTATACAATTAGACGAATATTCTATAGAGATTGACTCGTCAGAATCATTTGTATACAATTTCGCAATAAGCGGCGATGACTTCATCAATCTCAATGGCATCGGCTATTGTAAGACTCAGCGTCAGCAAGCTTACAAGAATCATCTTATGAATGTAGCTAGAGACAATCTCAGAGAGATGGGCGCAAAAGCTGCTGAAAACAACTTGCCGTCAGAGCCTATCTCCAAAGCATTCATAGAAGCTGAATGTCTAAATAAGACTAACAGAAAATTTGATGCTCCAAATTTTGCTGTCACATTCAAGCATATAGAAGATGCTCTTGTTTCTGCAGGCGTTCTTGTAGATGACAACAACAATGTGGTCAAAGGCACTCTGTTCAGAGAGTTAGATGAAGACAGAAACAGAAATGCTTATCAGATTCGAATAACAGTGCATAAGCTAAACTAGAAGGCAAGCATTCAGATGCCACAGACAGAATTCTTTGGAAAGACTTACTCTGTAAGCGATGACTACATACTAGTGAAGACTGTAGCTGTAAGAGAAGAACTGAACAGGAACTTCGATTACTTTCCAAGAGAAGAGCTTGAGAATTCTTGGGAGCAGTACGGAGAAGTAGATCTAGTATTCGTAGACCATACATACAAGAAAAGCACTGACGCCAATTACTACGAAGATGGCATAGACAGATCTAGGACACGTGGCTTTGTAGTAGCTTCAGGCATCAAAGACGATGAATCTGGAAGAGCATGCATTCATTTGCTTATAGCTGTTGACAAGTCGTATTCGTATCTTGTAAATGCTATAGAAGATGGTGACATGGGAACTGTCTCTATGGGATGCTATTCAGATCTTTATTGCTCTATATGTGGTGAGCTGTTCTCTGAATTGAATCCATGTCCTCATTGCCCTGCATTGATAGGAACAAGATTCAATGGAAAGCTAGTATTTGACATTCTACGAAATATTTGTTTTTATGAAATTTCTCTTCTCTGCGAACTCTGTGCATCTCCAGTGGCAATTTTCTATGAAGTAATAGAGTAGAGCATGTACACTTTGAAGCTTAAGAACGGCGATCTAGATCTGTCTGACAGACGTGGTGTAGCTATAACAGGAAAAGCTAAGCTTGTGCAGCAACTGTCATTGTGGATAACTGAGCATTATGGCATAGACAGATTTCATGAAGGATATGGCTGCAAGCTTCAAGATATGGTTGGTGGACCTCATACAGACTTGTTCTTGCGAACAGTCGAGAATGAGATAAGAAAGACTATCGAGACATACATGCAAATACAAGCTCAAGGCTTTGAGAAAGACCCTAGGCTTTATTCTAGAAATGAGATAGTCTATCAGATTCTAGCAGTCAATGCTTCATTCATAGATGCATCATCAATACAAGTGTCAATATACGTTAGGACATTAGCTGGAACAGATGTGACTGTGTCTACGGAGGTCGATGCATGAGCGTAGTAAGAATAGTGCAGCCTCATACATCTGACAAGGTTGCTAGACAAGTAGAAGATGCTACTCACATAGCAGGTGAAAGAGTGCTTCTAGTAAGAATGTACACTGCTCACAGACATCCTGATGGCTGGCCACATTGCGAGCATTGCTGGGATGACGTATATCAGCAATCAGATACTTCTAACGGAATATGCCCGTATTGCTACGGGACTGGATGGAAGAATGGAATCAGCTCGCTATGGTTCACATCTGCAATCATATCTGATGTGAACAATTCTGAAGACTTCGACAAGACTAATGGTTCTATAGACTTGTACAAGACGCATGTTCAGATGGCTGCATATGTAGCTCCAGAAGTCAAAGACTGGCTGTTCAGAATCAATGGCTGGAGAATAGGCGACAAAGGACTATCACCGATTCTAAGTGTACCCTACTCTATCAATACTCAAGTTAAGGCTTCGTATTTTAGAGATGGCTACAGTTATGTAGATGGGCAAAATGTCATAGGCTATTCATTCGATGCAGAAGAATACAGACAAGCGCATCCGATATCGAATGTGATGGTCAGGAATGTAGACGAAGCACTAGTCACAGACAAGCAAGTGTTCGTAGTCTATCCAGATCAAGACTATGATTCATTCAAGCTTGAAAAAGAGTCAAGATAAATATATAGCAAGATATCTAGCTATATTCTCAGAATTATCACATTTATCTCTGTGAATATCTAGTATAAAAGATATATAATTATATATACTTCAAATTCTAAGTAACTAGAGAACAACATCATCAATCTAGCATAAAACATTGCTACGCTCTAGCGATTGATATAATCATATTATAAGGCATAGCAAAAGAGTTAGGAGAGGCTTTGAAGACTTTCAAGCATTACAATGGCAAGAATGACCTCATAGCTAAAGTAGACGATAGCGGAGCTGGCGTCAGAATCGACCTGGAAAGCGTAGACAAGTCGACTAATGCTAGCAGACATGTAAGCACTTGGAGCGTACCTACTTTAGAAGCAGCTGTTGATTCGCTAGAATCTATAGCTAGTTTTGACGAGATTGAAAAGCATGAAGAAGTAAGCAGCAAGACAGCTGGCAAGAGCTTCGTCACTTCAAGAAGAAAGTTCAGATACGCTGAACGGCTTGCTCTTATAGATGAAGACAAAGACGACGATGATGAGGAGTTCCTTCCATGGGCGTAGTGCTTTCTAAGTTCCCAGCTGGGATAGACGACCATCTCAGAATACCAAAGACGCCATCTGTAGCCAAGCTTTCGGAATCAGAATCTCCATCTGACTATGGATATGAAGGGCAGAACGAGAATTCTCATTCCGAGCTGCATGATGCAGAGAACAGATCTATACAGTCGATAGAAGCGTCTGTAATGATAGAGAACTCATCTACTTCTCATGACCATTCTGACCCTGTAGACGTAGACTACTCTTCTCCAACGTATGCTACGCATCCAGACAAGAAGAAAGGCAGAAAGCTGCTTGTGCAGAATACGCACGTGTTCTCTCAAAGCTCTGCTCCATTCTACAAGTATTTGTCTGGCGGACAGCTTGACTATCCAGACTCCACATTCGCTTCAGTGCATCACTCTCTTGGCTCTGATGACAGCGTAGGCGATAGGCAAGGTGTGTCTGGACAGATGTGGAAAGCTAAAGGCTTGCAGAATCTGTCAGGCACTACTTTGTCAGACATCACTACTCTACCGCAAGTATGGGACTCAAGACTTGGAGAAATTGGCACTGACAAGCTCGTATCTTACATAGCTACTATGGCCACTGCTCTTGCGGATCTCAAAGATTCTTATGAGTCGCAGATAGCAATCTTGTCTGACAAAGTGGATGATCTTACAGACAGACTGTCTGCTATCGAAGACAGAATGCCATCTGGCACAGACACGCTTGCACATGGCAACATCAACATCTACTCTGGAACAGCTTCTATTCAGACGCATGATGGAGATAGCGACAATGATCTCTACTTCGGATAAGCATGCATCTTGGGATGATATCAAATCTAAAGCATATGACTTGCTGAATGACAACAGAGTTGACATAGAGGCAATATCTACGTATTCTGTTCTTTGCAAAGTGCATGGGTACCATGGCGAATATGAGACATACGTGAACAGAAAAGCAAGAGTCTACAAAGACAATGACATAGACGAAGCTAACTTTTTCTGCACATGCGACTGGGGAGATATATCGAATTCTGGCAACAGGCCACATGATGGAGCAGATTCTAGCGGAAGCGTCAAGGTCAACAACAGATTCTGTTCGCATGCTTATGCAGCTTTCATGATTCTGCATGAATACGCAAAGAGAAGAAGAGGTGCATGATGCCTTCGACAACATACAAGTATGTAGCTTTTGGTGTGCAGA